TCCGGAAGGAGTAGTGGAAGAAGGGGTAGAGGAGGAAAAAGGAAAACCAATAACCGAAGAAAAACCAATAAAAGAAGAAACACCAATAAAAGAAGAAATTAAAAAGTTGTAAAATATAAATAATATAATTAGTATATTATTTATACAAATTTATCATGTATCTTTCTTTGTATAGCAGCATCTTGATGAGATAGTTGCCTTTTCAAAAACGAAAAATCTGTCTCAAGGACTAAATTATTTTATTATTTTTGCTATACTTTCTACCATTTATTTGTTTTCTTAACACTAATCTTTGGACCAGCGCCCTTTTTCTTACTCTTTGTAGGATCATATTGCTCTTCCTCTTCGTCATCCTTAAGATTTTTGGATAATTCCCAAAATTCTTTTGAACCTAATCTGAATTCACCATGACTATCTGCTTTATACCAAAAAACCTGGTCATTTAATTTGTTTGACTTTGAATTATTATGAATAACTAAACATTCGAAATTTTCTGTACATTGGTCCATAACTTGACAAAATGATTCAAATGTTGGAAACATACCAGCATAATTTTCATAAATACGTTTTCTATTAGCAATATAGTTCTCTCTAAGAATGAAAACGTAATCTATATTTGTTCTTAGATTAGGAGGAATACCTAAAGGATATTGCATAGTAATAACTAACATTACTTTCCAATGTCTTCCGTTCATAAAAAGTAATCTCATCATTTTATCACGTGTCCATGTGGCATCATATAAACAATCATCTAATATAACAAATGCTCTAGGGTCTATTGTAGTGCGTTTATATGTTTCCATTTCTTTTTTTATTTGCTTCAAAACAGTACGTTGTCTTTTTAAAATATTTTCAATAATAGCTGTATTATATTCATTGTGGACAAATAATTTTGGTACCATGCTAGCATAAAAACCGTTACCTTCTTCTGTTCCAGAAATAACTGTACCAATAGGAATATCTTGTTGATAAAATAATAAATCTCTTACCAAGAAAGATTTACCAGTATCTCTCTTACCAATTAATACAATAACAGGACCTTTATTTTCATTAGGTTTGAAGCTTATACTTTTCATATCAAATTTCTTTAGTTCTAAAGACATTATTAATTTAAATACAAATTAAATTTTAAACGTTTTTACGCAATAAAAACAGAGTTTACTAATATATTAGCATTTATAATAAGTTAAAAATACATATAATTTATATATTAATTAGCTAAAGAATGATAAACGTGAACTATCAAAAAAGGAAAAACCTTGAACTTTTTAAATGTTTAGAGAAATCAGAAACCCTTTTTCTCTCAAATGCGCAAAATTACATACCTATTTATAATAAATTCTTCACCTTAAATGATAGTAACTATAATAGTATTAATTTAAATAACAAATGGTATATTTCAAATGTTAACGATGGAGGCGATGATGATTTTCATTTATTTAATTGTAGGCTTAAAAATGTACAAAATAACAAAACAAAAGATAAAGATGTCTTTTTTAAGATGGCACCTTTATTAGACCCATTTAAATATTTAATTGGAAAGTATAATTTAAATGATGAAAAATTATTCTCCTTACCAAAAATCAATTCAACCGAATTAGATTGTAATTCAAAATTTATTGATCAAAATAATTCAGCATATGTTGATGGTATGTTTGTATACTTATCTAGTAATTTAATTTATACACATGATTTTACACATGGAGTTGATTATTATGGTTCTTTTTTAGGTATTAAAAATGACTTTATTTTAAATGTTTTTGACGATATCGATTATTTAAATAGTTCTGAATTCTTTAATAAAAACAAAAATGTGTTATTTAAAATTGATGAATATGATCATTTATTTCAAGATGAAAATCAAAAACTAAAACCTATTACAATTCAGCATAATTCAAGTGCCAAATCACAAATATCAATTAAATCTTTTGACAATGAAATATTTGAAGATGTATTTGATGAAAATATTGTAAATATGTCTGATTTATCATCAGACTCGCTGTGTGATTTAGTTGATTTAACAAATACTAATCTTTTAGAAGAGAAAGAATCAGATAAACATGTTACATTAAAATCAAACTCAACTTGTTCATCGCGTTCATCATATACTGATAATGAAGAAGAACCTGATGATTGTGACGATTGCGGAAAAATCGAAAACTTAGATAGTGACAAACCTGAAGATGAAGATGAAGATGAAGATGAAGAAACCGAAGATGATGGTGATGATGAGGATGATGATGGTGAGGATGATGATTCTTTTGAAGAAGAGAGAATCGATGTAACTATTCCAAAATTTCCAGTTCAAGTTATTGGAATGGAATTTTGCGAAAATACATTTGATGATTTAATTTTAACTAGTGATTTATCAAAAGAAGAATGGTATTCAGCATTAATGCAGATTATTATGATTTTAGTTACATATCAAAAAGCATTTAACTTTACACACAATGATTTACATACAAATAATGTTATGTATAATGAGACAGATAAAAAGTTCATTTATTATTGTTATAAAAAGAAATACTATAAGGTACCTACATTTGGTCGTATATTCAAAATTATTGACTTTGGAAGAAGTATATATAAATTTGATGGTAAACTTTTCTGTAGTGATAGTTTTCAAGCAGGTGGCGATGCTGCTACTCAATATAATACCGAACCCTACTTAAATGAGAAGAAACCAAGATTAGAACCAAATTATAGCTTTGACCTATGTCGTCTTGCTTGTTCAATATTTGATTATGTAGTTGAGGATTTTGATGAAATTAAAGATTTAAATAAATGCGATGATCCTGTTAAACGTTTAATAGTTGAATGGTGTTTGGATGATAAAGGAGTAAATATGTTATATAAAGGAAATGGAGTAGATAGATATCCTGACTTCAAACTATATAAAATGATAGCAAGATGTGTTCATAACCATACACCTCAAGCACAATTAGAGAGACCAGAATTTAACGCATATTCTAGTTTTAAAGGTGAAGTACCTGCAGATGTAATTGATATCGATAAAATTCCATCTTATATTTAATATTTTTAGCAAAAAAATTATATTTTTGATCTAAGTTCATAATACAATTATATTTATATATATTATGAACAATTTTGGATTTATTATTACAAGACATGTAAATTCTGAAAATACAAATAGATATTGGAATCATTCTATAAAACTATTAAGAATTTTTTATCCAACTAAAAAAATTGTTATAATTGATGATAATAGTGATACAAATTTTTTAAAAGCTGATTTTGATTATAGTAATGTGGAAATAATACAATCTGAATTTCCAGGTCGAGGTGAACTATTACCCTATTATTACTTTATTAAAAATAAATTTTTTGAAAATGCTATAATAATACATGATAGTGTATTTTTTCACAAAAGAATCAATTTTGAACTTTTAAATGGAACATCTGTATTACCTTTATGGCATTTCGATTCGGATAATGAAAATGAATCAAATACATTAAAACTTATAGAAAATTTAAAAAATATAACTCGTCTTCAAGATAAATTGAAATATAATGTTATTACTACGTTTACTATTATGAGTGATAAAAGATGGTCTGGATGTTTTGGTTGTCAATCGTATATAAATCATAATTTTCTTTTACAGATAGAAAATAAATATAAAATATCTGAATTGACAAAAGTTATAAAAAATAGAAGTGACAGATGCTGTCTAGAGAGAATTATGGGTTCTATATTTTGTACAGAATATCCTAAAACAAATACGTCAAAATCGCTACTTGGTAATATAATGAAATACCCTTTGACAGGAAAATATACTTATGATATTTATAACACTGACTTAAAAAAAGGCACTATAAAAAGTCCTGTCGTAAAAATTTGGACCGGACGCTGATAATATATAGAAAATATAAAAATAAAATATTATAAAATTATATAAATATGCCTTTGAAAACTAAAAAGCAAGCAGTTTCATTATTTGGTATAAATGATTGTCATTCTCCAAAGAAATCAAGGAAAAACACGTTGAATAATAAAAAAACATTAAAAAGAAGAACCAAACCTTTCAACTATAAAACAATAATCATGTTTCCACATAATTTAGGTCAAACAAAAACAGGAACAGAAAAAAGTCCTGACATATTAAGTAAATATGTCAATAAGAAAAAACATGTCATAAAAAAGGTAAAAGATACAAACGACATGTTTAAAAATATTAATGACTTATATAAAGTCAATAAATCTACCAGGGGAAAAATAGTAAATATAGGAGGGGACCATTCGATGGCTATTGCAACAATTGCGTCCACATTAAATAAATATCCAAATGCAAAAGTAATTTATTTTGATGCTCATGCTGATATAAATACATATAAAAGCTCTAATTCGAAACATTATCATGGAATGCCTTTAAGTTTTGTAACTGGCATAGACCATAATAAAAAATTTCCCTTCATTAAAAATAAATTGCCGTTTGAAAATTTACTTTATATTGGAAGCCGTTGTTGGGATATATTTGAAGTAAATGAAGTGTATAAAAAAAATATTCAAATTTTAACTCCCGACGATATTAATAAAGATTTCAATGGTTCAATAAATAAAATTATGAACTTTGTAGGAAATTCTCCAGTTCATGTTTCATTTGACGTTGACTCTATTGATCCTAAATATATTCCATCAACAGGAACTCCAGTTAAGAATGGTGTTGAATTAAATAACGCTATAAAAATATTGGATAACTTAAACAATACAAATATTGTGAATGTTGATATAACGGAATTAAACAAGGAATTGGGAAGTAAATCAGATGGTAATAAATCAGTTAAAAATACAGAAATATTGTTTCATAAATTTTTAGATTAATAGGTTGCACTACATAATGTAGGGAAAATCTTGAAATTCTGAAAAAAGTCGCAAAAAAGGTTCCTCCATGTGTAGTATCGATATATGAAATTTTTTGGGGAAAGTTTTTTTGAAATTTCAATTTTGGACATTTATTTTTGTCCATTTTTGAAATATTGGAATATTTTATGTCAAAAATATAATTCTGTGACCATAATTGAAAATTATCGTCACATCACCAAAAAAATAATTTTCAATTTGTTATTGTAATTTTTAAAATTAAAACTTAAAAAAATAATCTGTTTCTATTTTATGGAAACTTTAGGAAACAAAAATCAGCAAAAATCAGCGCCAAAATATTACTGTAAAATTTGTGACTATACTACAAGCAGAAAATGTAATTTTGACGACCATAATTTGTCAGCAAAACATAAAAAAACGGCCGAAGGAAACGATTTGGAAACTTTTGGCAGCAAAAATCAGCAAAAATCAGCGATTTTTAATTTTTCATGTGAAAATTGTAACAAAGAATTTAAAACTCGTTCTGGATTATGGAAACATAGTAAAAATTGTATTTGTGAAAATATTAAACCCGAAAATACTGTAGATAAAAAGGACGAATTGATTGATTATCTTATGAAAGAAAACAAAGAAATAAAAGAGTTGATTTTAGAGTTAGCTAAGAAGGATTCATATAATAATTGTAATAATACAGTTAATTCACATAATAAAGCATTTAATCTTAATTTCTTTTTAAACGAAACATGTAAAGATGCTATGAATATTATGGATTTTGTTGATTCAATTAAACTTCAGTTATCTGATCTAGAAAAAGTTGGAGAACTTGGTTATGTTGAAGGAATATCTAATATAATAACCAAAAATCTTAAAGAATTAGATGTCACTCAAAGACCTGTTCATTGTACAGATAAAAAGAGAGAAACTATTTATATTAAAGATGCAGATAAATGGGAAAAGGAGGATGAAGAGAAAAAGAAATTACGTAAAGTAATCAGAAGAGTTGCTTTTAAGAACCAACGTTTATTGCCAGAATTTAAAAAAGAACACCCAGATTGCGGTAAATATAATTCAAAGTTCTCAGACCAATATAATAAAATAGTAGTTGAATCAATGGGAGGACCAGGCGATAATGAATTTGAAAAAGAAGAAAAAATTATAAGAAATATTTCAAAAAATATAATAGTTGATAAATAAATTTATTTATAATTAAATTTATTTATTTGTATAGACTTTGAACAATGTTAGTTTTTAAGGATTCATCATTTACTCCTTGTCTAGATAAACGCGTTTTAATAGAGTTTCTCTCTTTTTCTAATAATTCATCCGGTAATATTCCAGGGTTTCTTTGTTTTTGTAGTCCTTTATTCATTGCTATAATAGCTTTTTTAAATTTTTCTAGAAATCTGTCACAATCTATAATAGTTAAGGTTTCATATCCTTCTTCAGTTACTGGTTTTCTCTCTTCCAAATGTTTTTTAAACTGAACATATTTTGTATAATAATATATTTTTTCATCTAAGAGAGAACCTATATTAGGACATCTAAATAATACGTTTTGATTTAATTCAGATATAAAAAATTTATAATCAATTGATTTTTCAAAATAAGGTTTTATACTTAAAGGAGTTTCTTTAAAATCTATATCAGAAAACTGTTTAAAATCATCTACCATTATTTGTCTTTTATAGTCTCGTTTTTGTATAACCTTTAAATAACTTAGTTTAAAAATAAATGGATTTGCTCTAGCATTTGAAGGGTTTGGAGCTTGAACAGAAATCTTATATTGGGTTTCAGGTGTATTTAAAAACCATCTTATTAAATAAGCTAAATGACCGGATAAATTTTTTACAATCGACTCAACATATGGTATATCAGTATCAGGCATGATTAATACATCAATATCTTCTGTTTTGTAGGCGGATGTTTCAGGCATTCCAGCCAAAACCAATTGTATTGCCTTTCCACCTTTGAATATAACTTTATAATCTTGACCAATCATCTTTTCAGATATTATTCCAAATACGATTAAAGCAGCACATAATACAATATTATAATGAGAGAAATCAATATCTTGATCCATCATATATGTACCAAATGAGTCATAAGGTTCATTCTTTCTTGGTATAAAATAAGTTGGAATTATTGATTGGTTTATTTTACATACACTCCATAATTCAGAGACTTCTTTATTTGTTAAAGGAATATTTCCATCAGAATTCATCATTTCATTTATTTTTGTTCTTATAGAAAGCATTTCATTTTCTTCAAAAATTGGTTTCCAAAATTCTGGTTCAACTGCTGGATTATATCCAGAATCAGATGGTAATTCAGTTGGTACTGTTAACTTAACAATAGGTTTAGGGGGTGGAGGTTCAATTATCGCTTCAATCTCTTCATCTTTTATTAAATTTTCCATTACAGCCTTTTGTTCTTCTGTTAATAACTTCACATCAGCGCCTTTTTCAAGTAAATATTTAACTAACTCTTTATCTTGTAATTTTATTGCTGCTGATAATGCTGAAATATTATGTGTATAACTCAGAAGATTTATATTTCCTTTATTTAATATAAAATTATTAATGAATGCTTTTCTAGTAATAAAATCATCAATATTATCAAAAATAACAACTAACGATGGAACGAATGCTATTAATGGGGTACCACTTTGACTATAATCATATTTATTAATGGGAACTGAGTTAGTTGTTATAGGAATTAAAGTATTTATACCAATTTGATTACTTTTAAACCCATTTTTAAAAATTTCAGTGACTTCTTTAACTCTTTCCATATTTCCTGCTTTAACTGCATATAGTAGTTTTTTAAAAGAATTCATAAACATGTTTCTAAAATTATCCTTAATAATGCGTTCCTTTTGTTCTTTTTCTCCACCACCTCGCAATCGTCGTCTAGTTTTTGTATTTCTTTTATTTTTATATGGGTTTTTAATTTTTTTTCTTGTTTTGATTCTTTTCATTATAATATAAGATGATAAAAAGAATTAAATTAAATTGAAGATTAGAAGATACCTTTGGTTAAATCAAAGATACCTGCGGTTAAATCAAAGATACCTTCGGTTAAATCAAAGATACCTTCGGTTAAAATCCAGGATTATCTGTAAACACTGGAGTAACTGTTGAAGCAATAGAACCACCTTGAATCATTGGGTTAATTTGACCGACTATAAAATCTCCAAAAACAACACTAAAATAGACTAATAATGAATCTCTAAGTAAAAATTTTAATGGCTTGGTTTCTTTTTCAATAAATCTCATTTCAATAAATTTCGAAATGAAAAATACTACTGAAATAATAGCAGCAATTATAAATATGTTATCCATTTAAAATAATAATTGGATATTCTTATTTTTAATTTTACGCAATTTAC